GCAACCCTTCGACGTCTAAGGATCCTGCTAGGACCATGAGCGAGAACGAGATCACGCTGGTGAAAGAGATCCTCTCGGCCTTCGGGTCCGGAGCCGTGACCCTGATCCCCTTGGTCCTATGGCTCCAGACCAAGTTCAAGGCGTTGATCGAGAATATCAAGGCCGACTTCTCCAAGACCTTCGACTCGAAGATCGCCGCGCTGGAGTCCGCGCTCCGTCTCGAGATCCAAGGACACGCGACATCGCTCGGGGACACCCGCGAAGCGCTCGGGGAGATCCAGGTCGAGATCGTCGAACTACACAAGCGCAAGCGCGAACACTCGGACGCCCTGGCCGCGGTCCAGCGGGACATCGCTCGGCTCGAAGGCCGGATCGGGATCAAGCCCGTGAACGGAGAAGCGCACGCGTGATCGTCGACGTGGCCGAGATGCTGGACGAGATGGACCTGGGCCCGCTCGAGCTCGAGCGTCGGTTACCGCCCGTCCAGAACGAGCGCGGGGCTTACGAAGAACAAGCCTCCGTGATCGTGATCTTGTCCCCGGTCGTGTGGCACACGCTCTCGGGCCGAGACCTCGACCGTGTCCCCGAAGCCGATCGGACCGGCGGAGTCCGGACCTTCTACGCTCGCGAGCGCTTCTACGTCTCGGACGATGGCCAGGCTTCGGACGTGATCCGTTGCGAGGGTCGGCGATACCGCGTGATCAAGGTCCATGACTACGCGTCCGCGGGGGGCGTGTGGATCGCGGACGCGACGCTGGAGGATCGACCATGATTGCCACGCCGATCCGTCTCGACCGCGTCCAGGGCGTCCTCTTCGAGATCATCCGGGACGAAGTCCTCCCGAGCGTGGCCTGGGCCTTCGGGGAGCCGAGCTTCGACATCGCTCCGGAGGACCACGTCTCGCTCGAGCCCTTCGGGGGACCGACCGCGCGCCGTCGGAACGCCCGGGGTCGGGTGATCATCCCGGTCGAGTCGGTCCAGGTCACGGTCACGTCCGCCGCGCTCGGCCTACGTCCGATCCTCCGCGTGAACGGCTTCGACTTCCGGACCGACACGGAGGCCGGGGACACGCTCTCGGACGTCCGAGACCGCTTGATCGCCGCGGTCGAAGAGGACGAGCTCGAGCCCGTCTCCGCGTCCATCGTCGACGCGGACACGCTCCTTCTCGAGGCCGATAGCTTCGGGGCGATCCGGTCGCTCGAGCTGGTCGGTCCTCTCGCGTGGTCAAACGTGGTAGACCAGGCGCCCGCGACCCTGATCGAAGGGTCGGCCTTGCTCTTGGTCCGCGTGCGGGCCTACTCGAAGAAGACCGAGCTCTGGCGCGGCGCGACCGCGACGATGTCCAGGCTCGAGGCCGCGCTCCAGACCCCGGACGTGATCGAGAAGCTCCAGCGCTTCGGCGTCTCGATCGTGGACATCGGGACGCCCGTCGACATCTCCGCGATCGCCGGGGCCCGCTGGAGCTCCAGGTCGGAGACCATCTTGACTCTCGCGCTCTGGTCCGGCTGGACACGACCGGCCGACGTGATCGAGATCGCCCAAGTGACCCAAACCGCCCGAGATCTGGCCGGAACCCAGATCGAGGCTCGAACCTACCAGATCGGAAGCTAAGCCATGGCACCGCCAATCATCGCCTTCGTGGACGTCAATATCTCTCTTGTCGGAGCCTCCGCGACCAAGTTCGCCTTCGGAGCTCTGCTCGGGGTCTTCACTCACTCGGTCACGGCCGACCGACAAGACGGTCCCTTCTTCTCGGTCGAGGAAGTGAACGATGCGGGCTTTACGTCCGTGGCCACGCCCGAGATCAACGCCTGGGCCACGACCGCATTCGCCCAAGACACCGGGGTCGACTCGATCCTGGTCGGCCGGGAGGATGCCCTGGACGCGAACATGACCGCGACTCTCGACGCGATCGAGGCCGCGGGTTCGGATACCTGGTACATCACGAACCTGGAGACCCGGACCGCGGCCGACATCTTGCTGGCCGCGGCCTGGACCGAAGCCCGGGAGAAGATCCTGATCGCCCAGAGCTCGGACGCGGACCTTCTCGCCGGGACCGCTGGCAACATCGGGGAAGACCTCCAGACCGCGGCCTACCATCGGACCGCGCTGATCTACCACGACGACGACGCGGAATATCTCGACGGGGCTTGGTCCTCGAGTCGCGGCGGCCTCGATCTCGACTCCCCCGCGGGCGCCGGGATCTGGGCTTACGACTCCCTCGAAGGCGTCCCTTTCGACGCCGTGACCGGAGCGCAAGCGACCAATCTCTGGAACGTGAACGCGAATCTCTACGGTCGCGCGAAGGGACTCTCGTTCACGTCCAAAGGGACGATGGCCTCCGGTCGGAAGATCGACGTCACGACATCTCTCGATTGGGTCAAGGTCCGGGTCGAAGAGTCTGTCCTCTCGAAGTTCGTCGGGACTCCGACCAAAGTCCCCTACACCAACGCCGGGATCATGGACATCGTCGCCTCGATCACGGATGTTCTCGAGGCCGGGGTTCGCAACGGACATATCAGTCCGGATGTTGACTTCCTGATCATCGCCCCCGAAGCGACGGCGGTTGCCGCCCAGGCGAAGGCCGATCGGGAGCTCACGATCCAGGCGATCTTCGTTCTCGCCGGGGCGATCGAGAAGGTGATCTTGAATGTGAACGTGACCTTCTAATCATGCGAGACTTCAAGGAATACTAAGGAGAGAAGGACATGCGCCAATATTCAAGCGATCAAGTAGACCTGACCTGGCTCGGGACCGACTTCAAGGAAGGTCTGGCGACGGGAACCTTCATCACGGAAGCCCGAACGGCCCCGAGCTGGTCCTACAAGAGCCAGGGTCCCAGCGGACGCGGTGTTCGGGTCTACAACCCCGACCGCTCGGGGACCCTCTCGGTCGTGGTCGATCAAGAGTCCGCGCTCCATCGCAAGCTCCGGACGATTGCGAAGGCCGACCGGAACCCGGCGACGCGGACCCAGGTCGGATCCATGATCATGTTCGACGCAAGCTCGAAGGACCGGACGACCTACAAGAACGCCTATATCGTGACCGACCCGGACGAGACCCGCGGGATCGAGAGTGGGACCTTTACTTGGGTCTTCCAGTTCGAGTCTCTGTCCCGAGACGACAACGAAAACCCGGCGAACCTGGTCGGAAGCTGATCCGGAGGTCTGGACATGCGTCAATATTCCGCGGACTTGATCAAGGCGCTCTGGCTCGGGCTGGAACTCCATGAAGGTCTCGCCGCGGGGACCTTCATCCAGCCGAAGGCGAACGCTCCGACCTGGACGCAAAAGCCGAACGGGTACGGGGGGACGCTCCAGATTTACAACCCGGACACGTCCGGAACCTTGACCATGATCTTCGACCAGGAAGAGAAGGTCCATTCGCGTCTCCAAGCTCTGGCCAATGCCGATCGCATCGGCCAGGCGATCGTCGCTCCCCTGGTCATCCTGGACCCGAACGTCGGGGAGTTCACGACCTACTTCAAAGCACGGATCCAGACCATGCCCGATCCCAGCAAAGGGACGGGTGCCGCGACCATCGCCTGGGTCTGGATCTTCGAGTCCTTCCGAACGCAAGTCTTCGCGCCCGATCGAAACCTGGTCGGGGCGTAGCAAGGATCGAGAACAATGTCTGCAATCGTAACCCAGATCTCCAAGTCCATCCCTACCGCGCGACCGAAGATCGAACTCGTCTCGAAGATCGACTTCCGGATCGAAGAACTCCCGGGCGGGAAGAAGGCCCAGCTTATCCGTGAAGGACACCCGACCATCACGGGCAAGGCCGACGAGATCCGAGCCCGGGGCCGCGAGCTCGAGCGGGAGAACGCGACCTGGGCCGTGTCGTGTCGCGGCTGGGCGTCGTCCGAGCACGCGACCGAAGAGGCCGCGGAGCTCGAGGTCGAACGCATCCGCCGGGCGTCCGCGGTGACCTACACGACCAAGCTACTCCCGGCCTCTCGGGGTCTGGTGATCGTCCCTCGCATCCTCTCGCTCTTCGGCGAAGCCTTGACCGCACTCTTCATGACCGGGGACGGGGCTGTCTCGGAGCTCTTGAAGAACCCGAAGGTCATCGCTGGGATCATCTCTCGGCTGGCCGAGCGCGCGGCCGAGACGAACGGTCTCCGCGTCCTCCAAGATCTCATGTCCGGGGTTCAAGCCGACAAGGTCCGGATCGGCGAAGCCGAAGTCCCCGGCTCCGTGGAAGAACACTTCGATACCCACTTCGCGGGCCGCTTCGGTCATATGGTCGAGGTCGCGCTCTGGGTCGCCCAAGAAAATTTTCTCGAGCCCTGATCCGGAGGGATGTCAAGAAAACCCAGATTCCGCCGGGTCCGGGATCTGGTCCCTACAAAGGGCACGCCCCCGCGAACATGCACTGGGATATTTTCCTTGCGTGCTCGGAGGGAGACACGATCAATGTCTCGACCTTCATCGCCCTTCATCGTGACATCACGCTGGCCGGACTCTACGATCTGATCGAGATGCAAGAATCACAAAAGAGCTGGAACGCCGCGGCGATGGCGAACATCCGTCTCGCCCAGGAACGCGGGGAGACATGAAGGACCGTATCGCCCAGCTCTTGATCGACATCGGCCTGGACTCCAAGGACGCGGAGCGGGCCGCGGAGCGACTCGAGAGGAAGCTCTTAGACACGGGCAAGGCTGGTAAGAAGGCGGGGTCCGACATCTCCAAGGGAGAGAAGGATCTCGACCGCTGGACCAAGACCGCGGAGGTCGCGGAGAAGGCGTCCAAGATCCTGATCGCGGGTCTCGTCGGAGTCGGGACCGTGGTCTTCGGTCTCGGACACAAGGTCCTCGAGACCGGAGCGACCTTCGAGAGCTTGCGCGCCAGCTTGAAGACGGTCACCGGGTCGGCCGGGGCCGCGGAGGACGCTCTCGGTTTCATTCGGACCTTCACGTCGAAGACGCCCTTCCAGCTCGAAGATGTCTCGAAGGCGTTTATCAAGCTGAAATCCTACGGTCTCGATCCGAGTGAACGGGCCTTGACCGCGTATGGAGACACCGCTTCGAGCATGTCCAAGAGCCTGGACGACATGATCGAAGCGGTCGCGGACGCTTCGTCCGGCGAGTTCGAGCGGTTGAAAGAGTTCGGGATCAAGGCCAGCAAGCAAGGGGAGGTAGTGACCTTCACCTTCCGCGGGGTCCGGACGGAGGTCGAGAACAACTCGAAGGCAATCCAGGACTATCTCGTCGGTCTGGGGGAGGACAACTTCGCCGGGGCCATGGGCGATCAAATGACCACGCTGAACGGCATGGTCTCGAACTTGAAGGACGCCTTGACCGAGTTCTTCCTGGCCGTGGCCGAGATGGGGCCGCTCGAAGAGTTCAAGGGACTGATCGAAGATATCAAGAGCGCGTCCGGGGACAAGGACGGATTGGCGAAGACGCTGGCCCGGACTCTGGTCTCCGCGATCCGGACCCTCCGACGTCTGATCCAGGGCGACATGATTGGGGTTCTCGAGAAGGCCGCGAAGGTTCTCCAGTTCGTGGTCGAGAACTGGGACATCTTCATCGGCCTTCTCGGAGCCGCGAAGACCCTTCAAGCCTTCTCGGCCGTGTCGACCGGGCTTCAGGCCATGGGGATCGCCGCGTCCGGAGCTCTCGGTCCGATCGGCCTGATCATGGCCGCGCTTATTGCCCTGATCCCGGTTGCGAACAAAGCGGGCCAGGCGATCGGGGACGCAATCTCGGCCGACCGGAACCGCGGCGGCATCCGAGCGGAGAAGCGCGGCGGGGCCCAAATGCTCGGGGACGTGGCCAAATACTCGCCCGAAGCCGCGGCCGCGATCTCGGCCAAGAACGAGGAAGTCCTGGAGCTCCGGAGGAAGTTCGAGAAGACGAACGCGAAGGGCTCCGGGCTCTTCTCGGGAAACCGGACGTCCGTGATCCTGGCCGAAGAGCGGCTCCAGAAAGCCGAGCGGGAGCTGGCCGGGATGCAACAAAGGGCCGCGGCCAAGGTCGAAGCCGGACAGAAAGCCGAGCGGGACAAAGCCGCGGCCGAAGCCCAGGCCGCCGCGGACGAACAAGCGGAGTTTGGCGATTTTGACGCGAAGGTCGCCCTGATCGAACAAGAGTTGGGGATGGCTGGATCTGACGAATCTGAAGGTACCAGCTGGCTCGACACGTCCGACCCGAAGAAGGTAGCGGCCCGGGACGCTGCGATCGCAGAGCTGGCCGTCTCGGGTGACGTCAAGAAGGCGCGCAAGGCCGCGGGCCTGGACAAGAAGAAGGGGCGCGGGGGTGGGAAGAAGGGCAAGGCCGCGAAGCCGGTCACGTCCCCGACCACGGTCTCCGAGTTCTTCTCCGCGGCAGCCCACGGAGACCTAGGTCCCATCGCGGCCAAGACCCCGAGCACGAAGGAGATCGAGCCGACCGTTGCGGTCGACATCACGAATAACAACTACACATTCGATATCTCGAACACGATCTCCGGAGTGACCGACCCGGTCGAGGTCGGACGACAAGTCACGACCCAGATCGAAGAGCACTGGAAGAAGAAGATCGGCGCAGCGGGTCAGGCCACGCGGACGAACTTGAAGCGGTGACCCCATGAACACGCCCTTCGTCAAAAGCCCTCTGGGCGGGTTGCTCGGGACCCGGACCGTGTCCTTCTACCGGCTCGATCCGACCGGGACCGTCCCGATCGAACCGCTCGGGGACCTGGTCCCTCCGCTGGGATCGGACCGCGTGACCTTCGATATGATTGACTCCGAAGACGGGGAGCAATCGTATTCGGTCACTCTGAACCCGCTCCAGGACTTCACGTCCGCGACGTCGAACATCCACCGCGAGCCCAAGCGCCGGACCTTCTCAGGAACCCTGATCGGGGGCGTCGACGTGGCGCTGGTCGGGGCCTTCGGTCTGGCCGGGGCCCCGGGCCTGGGCGGCGGGATGCGTAATGACCTCCGGAAGCTCGAGGTCTTGGAAGCCATGGCCGAGCGTCGGGAGCCGGTCATGGTCGTGTCCCCGCGGAAGTCCTTCGCCAAAGCCTGGATCGAGATGATCGGGGACAGTTGGACGCCCGAGCTCGGTCCGAACTCCATGGTCTCGGTCTCGATCGTCGAAGCGCGGATCGTGTCCCCGCTGGCCGCGGGCGCGGTCGTCCCGGACGTGGCCGCGAGCTTGACCGGGAACAACCGGAAGGCGTCGGTCGGATCACAATCGACCACGTCCGTCGAGACAAGCCAACTCCAGACTTCGACCACGCCCGGCGTCGCTCCCTCTCTCGGGGTTCCCTTCGCATGAAGATCGAAACAATCAAGGTCCAGTTCACGGCCGACGGGAACAACCCCCAGACTTTGGTCCTGGACGGGATCCGGATCGTCCTGGAGTTCTACACGAACAAAGCGGATGGATTCTGGTACCTGGATTGTTACTCGACCGACGGGACGCTCTTGGTCGCCGGGATCGCGGTCGTGGCCGGACTCGATCTCTGGTATCCCTATCACTACAAAGCCGGGATCCCTCCCGGCCAGCTCTTCGTCCTGGCCTCGAAAGACCCGACGCTTGAGAGCTTCGCCGAAGACGAAGCCGTTCTGGCCTACCTCCCGACCACGTGATCCCATGTTCCGCCGCTTCCTAATCCCCGCCGTTCGACTGGACACCGCCCAGGGTCCGATCGTGAACCTGGACGGCCAGGGCGTCCGTTTCGAATGGTCGATCGAGCGAGACAACACGAACAAGGTCGATCGCGGGACGGTCTCGATCTTCAATCTCGACCCGAAGATCCGCGGAGCAATACATGAAGCCTGGAGGATTCTCTCGGAAGCGAGCGGGTATCTGGTGACGTTCTCTCTCGGATGGGACCGGATCCCCGTCCGGAGTCTCGTCGGGGACGTGTTCGACCTCGACCCGGACCGACGGACCCCGACCGACGTGATCACGACCTTCCAGATCGGGGACGGGAACAAGAAGGCTCGGGACCAGAGCTTGGTCCAGGGCTTCAAAAACGTATCTCTGGACATCGTCCTCGAATGGCTGGTCCAGCTCCCGCCCGCGCCAGCGGACGCCGGAGGCGGGGGTCTCGGTCTGATCTACCCCCCGGAATCGAAGGCGTTGATCAAGGCCGCCCAGGCCGAACTCCCGCTCTTGACCTTCTCGAACATCCCGCCCGGGGCCGGGGTCAAGGATGCGATCGACATCATCATGGAGACGCTCGGGCTCGAATGGCGGATCCACAACGGAGCCTTCATCGCGCTTCGCGGCGGGATGATCAACCGTCCGGGGTTCATCCTCCGACCGTCGACCGGGTTGATCGAATACGCGAAGCGGAACGACGGAGGTTGTTCTCTCGTCGCGTACGCGAACCCGGAGATCGAGCCGGGGATCCAGATCTTGGTCCAGGACGATCGAGGTCGTCCCTTCGGAGCCCCGGTCTACCGGACCGAGAAGGTCTCCTTCCGGGGGACATCGGCCGGGGAGTCGATCATGAACATCGAAGGGGGGCGTCCGCTTGGCACGTGAGAACCGAACCGGCGTCTTCGAGATGCCGCAAGATCCCGAGCTGGAAGACTTGTTCCGGGTCGCGTTCCGGAAGCTCCAGCTCGAGCTCCGGACGAACACGGTCGCTCGCGTCGTGTCCTACAATCCCGCGACCCAGACCGTGATCGTGTCGACCGAGATCCTCCAGGTCTTCAAGAACCTGGACGTCCCTCCCTCCCCGGCCATGCCAAGCCCGGAACGACTCGGGGCCCCGGTCGTCCTCGAAGGGATCCCGGTCGCGTGGCCGCGGACGAGCTCGGGTTACTTGACCTTCCCGATCAACCCCGGGGACACCGGGGAGCTCCGGGTCCAGGACCGAAGCCTCCAGCGCTGGCTCGAGCTCGGGCAAGCCGTGGACCCGATCTCGGCCTGGGTTCACGAGCTCGGAGCGGGCGTGTTCTGTCCGTGTCTCTGGCCGAGCACGCAACCGATCACGCCCCCGACCGACCAGACCGCGACAGTCCTCGAAGGGAACTTGGTCAAGATCGGACGCGGAGCGACGGACTTCGTCGCTCTGTCCCAGCTTGTGACGGCCGAGCTCGAAGCATTCCGGACCTGGGCGAACTCGCACACTCACACGGCGCCCGCGGGTGGGGGAGCAACCTCGACCACGGTCTCCCCGAAGGGTCCGGTCGGGAACGTCGCGGCCACGAAGGCGCAAGCGGAGTAAGACATGGATCTTCGACTCACGGATTACGACATGGATCTGGAAAACGGGGAGCTCTCGTTCGTGCGCGGGGCCGCGGCCGTGGCCCAGCACGTGGCGATGCGTCTCCGGACCTGGCTCGGGGAAGCCAACGCATACGACACGACCGCGGGCGTCCCGTATCTCCAGATCATCTTCACGAAGGCGCCGAACCTGAACGCGGTCCGCTTCATCTTCGAGCGCCAGATCCTCGAGACCCCGGGAGTCCAGGCGATCCTTCGCCTAGACCTCGAGCTCGAGCCCACGACCAGGGCCCTATCGATCTCGGGGACCATTCGCGCACTTGACGAAGAGATCGACTTCTCGGAGGATATCGAAGCATGAGCGGGACATTGGCACTGGTCGCGGAAGGGCTCTTGACCCAGACCCAGGAAGAGGTCGCGGACGAGCTGGCCGAGCGACTCCGGAACGTGTTCGGGGTCAACTTGAACACGTCGACCAGCTCGATCATGGGCCAGCTCGTGAACATCGTCGCGGAACTCCGGGCCTATGATCAGCAAGTTCTTCTTGCGGTCTATCGGTCCTTTGATCCGAACTCCGCGATCGGCCAGGCGCTCGATCGCCTTTGCAACTTGACCGGGACGATTCGCAAGGGACCGAAGTCCTCGATCGTGTCCGGGCTCTTCACGTTCTCGGCCGCTGGCTCGGTCTCGGACGGAGACATCTTTCGCAACGCGGACACGAACACGGTCTGGCGCGTGGTCTCCGGACCCTATGCGGTCGCGGGCCCTGGCTCGGTCGCGGGCTCGCTCGAGTCGGTCGACGCCGGGGCCTTGATCGCCCAGGCGAACACGAACTGGACGAACGTCTCGGTTGTCCCGAACCTGATCGGATTCACGAACCCGACCGACGACGCGAAGCTGGGAAGGCTCGAAGAGTCGGACCCCGGACTCCGGGTCCGGCGACAGATCGAGATCTTCGCCCAGGGCTCGGGACCGCGCGCGGCGATTCGAGCGGTCGTGTCCAAGATCGACGGAGCGAACGGGACAGTCGACACGGTCCGGGTCGATCACAACCCAAGTCTTCAACCGACCGACGACGAAGGGATCCCCTTCAAGGCGTTCCGCGTGAGCGTCGAGACGACCCCGAGTCCGCCCCCGGTCGCGCTCCAAGACGAGATTTGCGAGGCGATCTTCTCGGTCATGGGCGCGGGTGGGTTTGCCTACGGGACGGACTACACACGGCCGGTCGAGGACATCGAAGGCGAGATCGAGGACGTCTCCTTCGACCTGATCGACCAGGTCCCGATTTACGTAAGCGTGACCATCTCGACCGCGGGGACGGAGCAAATCGTCTCCCCGAACCTGGCCGCGGTTGCCGAAGACCAGATCCTCGAGACGGCCCAGAGCGAGTTCTCGAACATCGGACGGGATCAGCTCGCGGGCGAATACGAAGCGATCGTTTGGGCCCTGAAACAAGCCGGGGAGATCGCGGGCGCGACGGACGTGATCGTCCAGCTCTCGCGGACCAGTTTGGTCGGACCCTTCTCGGACCCTCTCGTTCTCGGTCGACAAGAGCGGCCGAACTTCGACTCCGTGAACATCCAGGTCGTGGTCGTATGAAGTGGGGGAACAAGTGGGGGAATCTCTGGGGTCTCTCGTCCGGCGACGGCCCCGAGCGCGCGTGTGCGTTCGCCCAGGATCGGGTCCTCGTTCAAATGGACGACACGACCGGGAACCGCAAGTTCCGGGACATGCTTTGCGAACTGGTCGCGGGACTCGGGAACTTCGAGGACGCGGCCCTGGACGTGTCCCGGAGCTTCGACCTGGACACCGCGGTCGGGGACCAGTTGGACAAGCTCGGTCGAATCTTGAAGCTCCCCCGCCGCGGGTTCGACGATGATCGCTATCGGACCTTCCTCTTCATCCAGCGGGACTTGATCCTCTCGTCCAAGCGGGAAGAAGCGAACTACACCGGGACCCATAACAATCTTCTCCAGATCGTCCGGACCTTCATCGGCGCAGGTCCGGACCCGATCGTCTTGAAGAGCTACCAGCCCTATAGCTACACGCTATCGATCCCCGGGATCGCTCTGGACGAGCTCTTGATCCTGGTCTCTTTCATTTGCGTTGCGACCTGGGCCGGGGTTCTCGGCCAGGTTATCTTCGTCCTGGGGCCGAACTCTCTCTGGGACTCCGACTCGGTCGGCCCGATCCCGAACGGCGGGATCTGGGGATCCGCGAGCGTCGTCGTCCCGGGCGCCGCGGTCTGGGGACTCACGATCCAGATCGGTCTCGGGGAGTGCGAGTAAAGCCATGCCAACAAAGCCAGCCACGACCTACACGTTCGCAACGGACGCGCTCTTCGGCTCGGGTCCCGCGGTCGGACTCCCGACCAAGATCGTCCCCGGCTCCCTCTCGCAAGGGTTCATCCCAGGGAACGGGATCAATGCCGAATGGGTGAACTACCTCTTCGACTTGACCGGGACCTGGATCACGGACTGGATCGCTCTGGGGACGAGCTCGGCCGATCTCGACGCTCACGTGGTCGAGACCGACGCGGACGGGAAAGCGGCGATCGCCGCTCTCGCTCTCGGGTTCACCGCGTCGGCCGACGAACCGCTCCGTGTGTCCTCGAACTCGAGCTTCGCCACGTATGCCGCGCGGATCTCGTCCTTCGGGAGCGGCTTCGGGCTTCTCGCGGAGTCCGGGTCTTCGGATGCCGCGATTCTCGCGGACAACTCGGGGACCGGCCCCGGCGTCGAAGCGGCCGCGGCCGCGGGGGACGGGGGCGTCTTCACGGGCGGGGGCTCTGGGCGGGGCCTGGACGCCGAAGGCGGGGCCACGGGCGGGGGCGGACGGTTCACCGGCAATGGGGCCGCCCACGGGCTCGAAGCCTACGCGACCGGGACCGGGTCGGCCCTGGTCGCGGAGCGACAAGTCGGGGGCGGACCGGCCGGGCGCTTCGAGATCGCCGGGGCCGGGACGGTCCAGCGCGGAACGCTCTGGCTCGAACCCCAGAACGCCCCCGCGGTTGACGTCGACGGGGATATCTGGAAGCAAACCGGCTTTGCTGGCTTCGGACGCGGCGGCCTCGAATGGACCGACGACGACGGAGCTCCGGGCGGGGGCGCGGCCGGGAAGCAAAGGGCTTGGTCCACGTCGGCCGGGCTCGGGTTCGAGTTCGACGAAGACCTGGGCGACACGACCGAGAGCGCGGGCGTGAATGTCACGAAGGTATCGCTCGGGCTCGATTCCGCCGGGAGCCCGGGGCACCCACAAGGCCAGTATTGGATCGACTTCAAGGCGTCGGTTCGACTCGGGGGCGGGGCCGCGACCACGACCCGCGCGATCATCGATGTCTTCGGTCCGGGCGGGTTGATCGAATCGCACACGCAAGAGTTCGAGACCCTGGGCGATGATTGCATCTTCTCGACCTTCATCCAGGTAACTCTCGGCGCCGGGATCCAGACCTATTCGATCCGATTCCGGACGAACACTCCCGGCGATGATGTCATCATGAGCAAGGCGCGCATCCGAGCTCTCGGAGCGTTTGAGTAGGACAAGACCATGATCCAGGTAAACATCCAATCCCAGACCATCCAGTTCGAGGCTTCGGCCGTTCTCGCGGAGCTCGCTTGTCGGGTCCTGATCGGACAAATGGTCCGACCCCCAGAGAACGCTCCGACCGCGGCGATCCGCGGAGCGCTCCGTTCCGACTTCGCCTCCGCGATCGGGACGGCGTT